CGTACTGAAGCTACTCCGCAAGGCAGAGAAGGCAGGGTCACACGTGGCCATTGTGGCGCGGCAGACGTTGTCATCCGTCTTTGAGCACGCGATCGTCAACTTGCGCGCCGATACCGACCCTACTCACCCAGTCCGGCGTGCGATCAAGAAGCCACCGGTCTCGCACGCTGTTGCTCACTCCGACGCGGTCATGGGCAAGCTACTTACCAGGTTGGACAGCTATCCGGGCCACCGCGAGACCGCCATCGCGATTGAGCTACTGGCACTGACCTTCGTTCGAACAAAGGAGCTGCGCACTGCTAAGTGGTCGAACGTTGAGTTGGACGGTGACGCCCCGCTGCTGAAGATCGATGCTGGCGAGATGAAGAAGGGGCGCAAGCACTGGGTCCCGCTAGCGCCCCGGGCGGTCGAGCTACTGCGCGAGCTGCAAGCAATGAGCGGCGCCGGCGACTACCTGTTCCCCAACAGGCGAGATCCGAAGAAGCCGATGTCGCGGGAGGCCGTGAACATGGGCCTGAAGTATGTCGGGATGGAAGACATATCAGGCCACGACTTCCGGGCGACGGCGTCCACCAGGCTGCACGAAATGGGCTATCCATCGGCTATCGTGGAAATGCAGCTGGCGCATTCCAAGACGGACAAGGTCGGCGCGGCCTACAACCACGCCGAGTTCCTGCCCGAACGGATCAAGATGATGAACCGCTGGGCTGAGCACCTGGCGAAGCAGACGCTTCGCCAGGCCCAGCCACCCAAGCCCTGATCACGGATTCCGGCCAGCCAATGCCACGCGCGCCGAGGCGCTTGCACGCAGGGAACGTGCCATTTCGCATGCCCCTACGGATCGAGGACTCGGACAGAGCGGTGATCTTCACAACTGCGGGCATTTTGAGGATAGGGTCGATCGTATTAGCGGCCATGCGGGGCTCCTTCTTGCTGTAGCCGGCCGTTCGTCCAGCGGCCAGTTTGGTTGTAGCGGATGTGCTGGTAGCGGCCCGTCAGCCGGTGCCGGCGCTCAGTGGGCCAGCCGAGCAAATTGCGTGCGGTCACTCTCCAGATTGCTGCGGACAACGGGACGCGGAGCTTCATGTGCCGGCCACCTGCCTCAGCGCAGCTGTCGCCGCCCGCCGCGCCTGGGCGAATCCCTTGCACGCTTGCGTGGCCTCTCCGCTTGGGCTGAGCACTTCGTGGCACAAAAAGGTGTGTTCCCCCGGCGCGCTACACAGATCCGCATCCAGGGTCGTGGGGAGGCACTGGTTCGCAATGGAGCCATGACGGAACGCGCAGCCATGGCAAAGATTCGATGCGTCGACCCTATGCACCAGCCGGGAACCTTGCAGGGCGCCGAGCACGCAAGGCATGTTGATCTTCTCAGCAGTGTAGGGATGCACATCCCCCAGCTCCACCAGCAGCTGCGCTGCTTGATCTTTCGCATTAGCCGACACGCTGTTCGCAAGCCCGATAAACTGGGCGAACAGCATCACCAGCCCATCGAACCCGTCTCGCGCCACCAATCCGTAAAGCGCCGTCTGCCGTGCCGGCAAGGGCATGCTGCATATCGCCATCAGCTCGCCGGCCTGCTGGGCGGTCAGCGCGTAATCGCGCGCGCTGTCGGCTACGGTCTCAGACATTGGTCACCTCCGGGCGTTCCTCCAGTGTGTTTGCCCAGCCGGGGTAGAAGCATTGGCCTCGTACTTCGCGGGAACCGTCCTCGCTGTCCCAGCCGTCGTAGTCGCCAAGCGTCTCGGTATACGGCCGGTGTACGAACCACCACCAGCGCCCATCACTGTCCATAGCGCGGTAGTGGTAGCCCGCTGGAGCGTCGGCCCAGGCCGGCGGCGGCGGAATCGCGACCTCCCCGCCAATGCCGTGCGCGCGCTCGGCCGCACGGATTGCCCAGGTGCCGTAGTCCTCAACTGTCCAGCCGTCCTGCAGGATCGGAAGGAGATCAGTCACGGCAGTGGCCGGTAGTGGCGCGCGCTGCAAGGTAGCTAAAGCCTTGGCTGCTCGTTCCATCAGCTCTGCGCAGATTCGGTCGGTGGTAGTCCTTCCTGGCCGGCGCAGGGTGGCCGCAGCCGATCGCAGTTCACTAAGCAGTTGCAGCGTCATCGCGCGCCTCCTTGATGTGGCTGGCGTGCTCAATCCAGAGCAGGGCGTCGGCCATCTCAGCGACGGTCTCTGCGAACGATTCGCCGGCGATCACCGGCACGGTGATGCCCTCCGGCCAAGGGGTGCCAAGCAGCTCCGCCCCGTCGCGGGAGCGCAGCGTCGACTCCACCTGAGCCATGGCGTGGATGCCGAAGGTGATGGCGCGCCTGATGCTGCGGATGCCCTGTGCCGACACCTGGTAGTCGGGCTCGCGTTCAACGTGCGCCATGCTGAGCAGGTCTTCGAAGATGCTCATGCCTCTGCCCCTGCGGACCGATACAGGCCGGTAACAATGTCGAGAAGGAGATCCATGGTCACCACCGTGTCGTAACCGAAGGAGACATCCTTGCCTTCCGTGTCCCGCATTCCCTGCCAGAGAATCTGCTGCACATGGTCGGTTAGCAGTCGTGCCTTGCTCAGGGCAAGATCAACGTCAGCTCCTGCAACGACGGCGAGGGGGGCATTGGCGATGGCCTGCTCTTTCGTCTTCTCTCGCTCGATAGCCATCACCGTTCTCCCGAGGCAAAGCGAAGCGCCTTGACCATTTCGAGCAGGTCACCCAGGACGAACATGTCGTCATCAGTGATGTCATCGTTGTTGAGGTTCGAAAGGTGCCTCTGCACATAATCGAAGTAGATGCTGGCTTTGAGCCCCGTGTGCGCGGTATCGATTCCGGCGCACACCTTGAACATCGGAGCACCATCCTGAACCGGCACCAAGGAGAACGGTTCTTCGCGGGTGAAAGGCTGATTAGCCACGGCCGGCCTCCTTGAGCGGGTAGCAGCAGACGTTGTTCTGGTTCTCCCGCACGTAGTCGAATAGTCGCTCCGAGTCATCCAGAAGACCCTGCATCGCTAGCAGCAGGCCGTCGACGGTGTGCTCCGCCAGCTTCTCGTAGAGGACAGGCTCGTCTTCGGAGCCGGTATCGCGCAGGTCTTGGCCGGCTGTGAAGTCGCGGCGCAGTACATCGAGAATGGCAAGCGTGGCTTTGGTGTTCTGGTCGACCTTGACGAACCGGTTGGTCAGGTAGTCCGACAGGGGGTTCTCGCGCCACATCGAGCTCAGGTAGTGCTCACTCATCGCCAGCCGGGGTGCTTCGGGGGGGGCAGCCGGGGGTACACTGTTGTTCGCCATGTTGGCTTCCTTGATCTGATAGTTACGGGTGCGACTTGGCAGACGGCTCGGGCGTTGACGCGCTCGGGCCGTCACTGTTTTGGTGCGACGATTTCCAGGCTGCGCGGCGCCCTGATCGCGATTCGGGCCTTTCCGTCGCGCGCTGCGAGAACAACCAGGTGGATGCTGTCCCCGATATGGATCTCGCCTTCCTCAAACTGCTTGATGACACGACACCCTGCCAGCGGGTGGTCGCTGCTGTGAATCGGTGTAGGGATTTCCTTACTCATGAATCAGGTTTCCTTGGTTCATCTTTGTGTGTGAAACTGCAAAAGTCGGGGGAGATGCGTCGCGCGCTGTTGCGACGCAAATAAGAGCGCCAGGGTTGTGTGCGGCGGCGATCTCGGCGACCCGAAATGGCACTGCAACCGCGGCTGCCAGGCCGATGGCCATCCATCCGATGCGAATGGCGAGAGTCATGCGGCCCCCAGTAAGCCCTGCAGGCCGATCGCTTGGAGCAGCTTGGGAAATTCGGCCATGTAGAAGTGCGGTTGTGTCTCTCGCGGGTTGGCTGGGCTGGTCATGTTCTTGCCGTAGGCCTTGCCAGCTTCGGTGAACGACCAGAACCACTTCGTCTCGGTTTTGCCGGGCCTGCTGAGGTGTACGACCAGGCCGGCCTGCTCCATGATCCGATACGCCTTCTGCGAGCTGATCCCGACCTGGAACTTCAACAGCAGATCCTTCAGCGCCAGGGTGGGCGCGCTACTAGAACCATTCGCCGCCGGCGCGTCGATGGTATAGGCGGGCACCAGATCACCGATTCCGGCCAAGGCGCCGAGCTTCTGGTACATGCCGAGGGTTGCTGACGGGGCGAGATTGAGGGCGCGCTGCATCGACTCGATCAGCGTGCAGCCGTCGACTACGTAGCCGGTCATCTGGGGCGCCGCTTGGCCGGAGAGTAGCCGCGCCGCAGCGAAGTAGCCGGACACGATCTGGCGCTGAACCTGCCACGCCAGCTCGTCGTTGAAGGGCTTGACCAGCATGGTGTAGCCGGTCTCGGTCAACAGGATCACATCCCGTCGGCGCAGAGCGTCCGGAATAGCCCCAGGGTTGTTCCGACGAATTTCGTCGGAACTAGCGATGAAGTAGTCGGCTCCTTCCGCGAGGCGTTCCCGGTGCTCGCGGAAGTTTCGGCCTGCAGTGCCGGTGGGGCGCTCATGTGCCGTATCGATCTGGGCGAGGGTGATGACCCGCTGGCCGCGGTATTCCAGCACGGTCAGGCCGTGGTTGTTGACGGTAACGATCTTGCTCACAGAGTCGGTTCCTTCTGTTGGGCAGCAGCTACCCGTTCCTGGCGCTCTCGGAGTGCCCGGACGATCTCGCTGGATTGGCTGCATCGGTTGGTGAGCGCCTGCGCTTCAATCCATTGCTTTAGATCAAGGGGCAGGCGCAACTTGATCTGCGGGTCCGTCGTCTTCCTCATTACTTGCTCCAAATCGGACCCATGTGGTCCAAGGTACCCATGTGGTCCATTGCTGTCAACACCCATGTGGTCCATCATTTCGCGCATGAAGCGCACAGACCCTCAGTTCAAACTCCGCATTCCCCAGGACCTAAAAGAGCGCCTTGAGCACGCTGCTGATATCGAGGGGCGATCTGTTACGGCAGAAATCGTTCACCGCTTGGACGCTTCGTTTCCGACAATCTCGGCGGAGCTTCTGAGGACGCGAGAAGTCGAAGCCGCCCGGTTCCGAGCCGCAGCAAGGCGGCTGGAAGATGAGGCGCATTACCTTCAAGCGCGAATTACAGCCAAGGACTTCGCTCCGCTCACGGAGGAAGCGCTCCGCAACCATCTGTCCAGAGTCCAGGCCGAGCGGGAGCTCATGCTTGAACTCCGTCGTCGAGCTTTGGACGACACCAAAGTGCTGATGGGCGCGGTGATGGGCGGTAACGTTTCGAATGTTGATGGGGAAGCCGCATCCCCGAAGCCCACTAAGAAGCGCTGACCCGCTCATGCCGGCAGCCTCGGGTGATTGCCCATCGGGTAGCGGTAGCCCCTCGCCCAGCACCGGAGCCGATGCATCACTGAGAAGGTCAGTGGATCGCGTCCGCGCCAGAACAACGCCTCAATGGCGCGGCACTCAGAGTGTTGGACCAGGAGCGGAATGCCTCGCTCGGGCAAGCGGCACATGAAGCGCTTGCGGAGGCTATTGAGTTGGCGGGCAAGGCGGTAGTTGCCTCGCCAGATTTCCCTTTTCATTGACATCCTCTGTTCCCCATCGGCCGGTGCGTCCGACCCGATGGATGTAGATTAGGCAATGTAAATTAGGAAAACAACAGGAGAAGTGAATTTACGCCTCCTTTTTTATGAACGACGCCTAATATTGTTCAGCTAAGCTATTTTCTTGGCGCTGTACTGGACCACGGCCTTGCCGGAGATAAAGAGGTCATCCGGGGCCAGGTAGGGCGGGAACAAGGCATTGGCGCTCACGATGTAGATGCCGTCAGCCCTTCGCTGCAGGCCCTTGAGCTGAGTTTCTCCGCCGATGTTGATGACGTAGATCGCGTCCCCGTCGTAGTAGTTCACCGCGGTGTCCACCATCACCACGTCCCCGTTATCGATGATGGGTGCCATCGACGGGCCGCGCCCGGTGATCAGCTTGAGCCGGCCAGGCTTGGGGAGGAACCCGAGCTTCTGCCGGATGTCCCATTCCGCGTAATCCATGCTCCGGATTACCTCGGGATACTCCTCATTTACAACCCCCTGTCCCATGCCGGCTCCTCCTTCTAGTAGCTCAAGGCGAAGGTATCCGGGTGGAGTCTCACTGAGCGAGAGGGAAGGGCGATCCGGTTCGTCGTCGATGGACCCGGTCCCGGTGGCAAGCCAGTCCGGCGACACGCCGAGCGTCCTCGCGGCCTTGACCAGAGTGTCGCCCCGGATGCTCTGGGAACGACCGCTCAGCCACCCGTTGACGCTGGGAGCAGAGACCCCGACCGCACGAGAGAGATCCAGCTGGTTGATGGAGGCGCGCTCCATAGCGGAGCGAAGACGGGTGGCGAGGTCCATGGAATTAGCGAGTGTTAAGAGGGTTCGGGAATCCTACAACGAATTGTGTTGCGCAGTAAATTAGGTGCTGTTAATGTGGGCGTGGATCACCACCACCGACCACTCACCAATGCCCATGACCCAGGAAGAAGAAGTCCAAACGTCCGCTCTGATCGACGCCCTCGGCGGAACGGGCGAGGTCGCGAGTCTCTGCCGGATCAGTGCTCCGTCTATCAGCGGCTGGCGGAAGCGCGGCATCCCGCACCCCTGGCTGATGTTCTTCCGCGAACGCTTCCCACAGTACTTTGACGCCGATGGGGGCATCGCGATCGCGACGGAACCGAGTCACAGCCGGTAACCCGGCCTTGCTGGAGCCGAAGGAATGGTTCCGGCGCAGTGCAGGAGAGCGTGCATCCCGATCGAGGTAGTGGCCGTTCGGGTGTCTGGCGCGAGAACTCATCGTCCAGATACGACGAAGCCCCCGCTGTCGGGCAGACAGATGCGGAGGCTTCGTTCAGAACGAGGCCACTATGCCACACCACGAATCAGCTGCAAACCTGCATGAGCTGGGGCCGCGCCCCTACGCCGATGTCCTGCAGGACGCCCTGGGGCACATCCAGGAGCGGCACGTCCGCCCACTCGTCCGTCTGCAGGAGCGATTGCCAGATGGCCGAATCGCCGTTGAGGTCTTTGACCGAACGCGCCAACGCGACGAACCCACCTACGACTTCTACTGCTCAGGCCCGCAGCAAGCGCTGGAGTGGATACAGCAAATGTCCAGCAAGCGCTGGATCACAGCCGAGCACCTTGGCGCCTTCGCATCGTTGATGCTGGCGGCCTTCCCGGAAGTATCGGGAGCATCGGTATGAGCGTCCAAGCAATGACGTGGGCGCTGGACCAGCAAGTTGCGACGGAATCGATCTCCCGGCACGTGCTCTTGTGCCTGGCCAACTATGCTGACAAGGGCGGTAGGAACGCATTCCCATCCGCAGCAACGCTTGCCCAGGACACAGGGCTCGCTGTTCGCACGGTACGGGCTCGCCTGGGCCAATTGCTTGAAGCTGGGGTCATCAGGAAGGGTAATCAGGCAATCGTTGCGGCTTACATTCCCGCTGCGGATCGCCGCCCGGTTTGCTACGACCTGGTCATGGAACGGGGTGCATGTGGTGCACCCCGTGAGGGGGAACGGGGTGCACGCCACGACACCAACGGGGTGCACGCCACGACCGAGCGGGGTGCACACGGTGCAGCCAATCCGTCATATAACCATCAAGAAGAAATCCATGGGCCACCTGCCGGTGACCGAGAGGACGATGGCAATGCGGATGAGCAGGATGAATTGCTCGGCGGCAAGGCCCATGGATGCCCACACGACGCAATTATTGCCGCGTACCACAAGGAGCTGCCGAACTGCCCGGAGGTTCGGGGGTGGAGCGAGACCCGTAAGCAGCACCTGCGCGCGCGCTGGAAGGGTGATCCTGTCCGGCAGACCGTCGAGTGGTGGCGCGGCCTGTTCGAGTGGATGAAAGACAGCGATTACCTGATGGGCAAGGTGAATAGCTTCCAGGTCTCCCTGCCGTGGCTGATCAAGTCCGAAGAGAACCTGTTGAAGGTGATCGAAGGCACGTACCACAACAACCGCAGTGGGGGGCAGGGCTAATGCGCTTTGACCCAAACCTGCCGCCGCATAGCGTTGAGGCGGAGCAAGCAGTCCTTGGAGGCCTGATGCTGGCTCCCGAGGTATGGCCCCTTGTCTCCGACATCCTGTCGGAAGAAGTGTTCTACCGCCGCGACCACCAGATGATCTATCGCGCGATCCGCGAGCTGTCCGAGCGCGATCGGCCGTTCGATGCGGTGACCCTGGGCGAGTGGTTCGAATCGCAGGGCAAGATGGAACTGGTCGGCGACGGCGCCTACCTGATCGAGCTGGCCAGCACCACGCCGTCGGCTGCAAACGTCGCCGGCTACACCGAGATCGTGATTGAGCATTTTGGGCGTCGGCGGATGATCCAGGCCGGCGCGGACATGATCGCCGCGGCAAAGGGCAGGGATGGCAGGGAGTTCGCCGAGATCCTTGCCGACGCCTCACAGAGCGTGGCGGACCTTCAGCCGGCGCAGCGCGGCGGGCTTCGCCTTGCCGCCGAGACGCTGGGTGACTGGTACAAGCGCTGGAGCGAGAAGTTCTGGGCGGAAGGCACTCTACCTGGCCTTCCCACACCGTGGGAGGACTTCAACCGGATCACGCGCGGGCTTCAGCCGGCCACGGTCTACCTGCTGGCCGCGCGGCCGAGCATGGGCAAGAGCGTCGCCGGCCTCAATGTGGCAATGCACGCCGCGCTGAAAGGCGTCACGGTCGGTCTGTTCAGTCTGGAAATGAGCATGGACGACTGCCATAACCGGAACGTGGCCGCACTCGCGCGCATCCCCCACGACTACGTCTCCGACCCCGACGCGAAGGTCGAGGACAGCGAGCTCTACAACAACCGGCTGACGCCTGCGCTCAAGGCACTGAAGGCGGCGAAGCTATACATCGATGACACGGCGTCCCTTAACGTCCGTCAATTTGAGGCGCGTGCGCGCCGGATGAACCAGCGGACCCCGCTGCAGCTGCTGGTGGTCGACCATATCCACGACTTCGACGTCGACCCGCGTATGGCTCGCTTCGAGTACGGGCGGATTCTCCAGAAGGGCAAGGACCTCGCGAAGGAGTGGAACATTCCGTTTGTTGCCCTGGCGCAGCTCAACCGTCAGGTGACCGGCCGCACGGAAAAGCGGCCGACCCTCGCCGACCTTCGGGAGTCGGGCGAGCTGGAGCAGAAGGCAGACGTGGTGGTGCTGCTGCACCGCGAGGACTACTACGACACGCCGGAGCAGACGACGCACCTGCAGGGCGTCGTCGAGATGCACTTCGCGAAGGGCCGAAACATCAAGTCAGGGGCACGGATCAATCTCCGTAACCGGTTCGACCAGATGCGTCTGGACAACTGGGAGGGACCGCTGCCCTTCAAAGCAGACGCCACAGACGCAGGCTCTGGGCAACGCAGGACGCCTTCATATGGCTCGGGCCGTAAGACCTACGGAGGGCGAGGTCAATGAGCTTCCTTCCTACCGGGTCACAGGCCCTGCGACACTTCGCCGATCTGATGGACGGGCAGGCGGCTCGCTGCGACGTGCTGCAGCGCCGACCGCGCGGAGAGCGTTCCACCACCGCCGACGCCTACCGGCTGTCCGCCTCCTTGGCGCGGCAGCAAGCGGCGAAGCTCGAGCAGCTGGAGCAGCAATTGGTAGGGCACGCTGGGGGTGAGTTTTGAGCCATTCGGTCAAGGAGCAGATGCGCCACTGGGGCCATTACCAGGAGCACCGCTATTGCGCCCCGCTGGATGCAGAGGAAACGCCAGCCAAGGCTGAGCACCCGCTGGCCCGCGCGCAACAGTTCGCTCAGGGAACGAAGCGCGAGCGACCGCCGTTGCTACGTGATGGCCATGACAGACGTCTCTTGCTCGGCGGCGGTGCTGGCCGAGTCAACCGAAACGGCGTCGTCCTGCCCGTTGCGCCCTGGGCCGTCGACCCGATCCCATGTGCGGAGACCAGGACCATGGTTTCCCGATCACCCACGGCAGCGGTCATGGTCGGGTCGCCGGATGAGTACCGGTGGATCGATCGCGCGCTGTCAGACCTCTATCGCCAGAACATGGTGCGCGCGCTGGTGGTGCTGGAAGAGTTCACGGGTCGCGGCAGCCAGGCCAAGAGGGCGGAAGCCGTGTCGACAAAGTTCGGGGGCACTCTGACGAAGTGGCAGTACCGCAAAGAGTTGGACAAGGGCTTGGCGTTCATGGAGGCCAGGCGCGCATGAGGAATCTGACGTTGGCGCAGGTGGCGCGCGACGCTGTGTACCTGTGCGCGGCTTGCGGAGCGGACGGGGTAGTGCGGATGAGCGTGACGCGGAACCCTGAGGGGAGCATCCGCCGCCGATCCAACATTGTCGCGGCGCAGTGGGCATGGATCGGCAGCGAGTCGAGGGCGAAGCTGCTGGTACGCCGGCTTCGGCGCCAATGGGTCGAGCGCTACGTTGTCGGCGAGGGCTACCGGTTCGAATACGCTACAGAGGGCGCTGAATTCCGGGACGGACTTAACCAGGCGTTCCTCGACGTAGGTCGCGGCGCGGCTAGATGGGAGAAGCTGGGGCAGGAAGCCCTCCAGTTGCTGAGGGCTGCGGCCGACCCTGGCTGAATCACCGCAGTCGTAGAATGGTGCCAGCACCGCCAGGAGAGCGCCGATGACAAGCGAACAACAGCTCCGGGAGATGAGCCGCCTGACCGAGACACTCGGGTGGCGAGGTGTAATCGCCCGGGCGCTGAAGGATAGGGCGCCGCAGTTTGAGAAAGGGGCGTTCGACACGTACTGGATCGTTGGGGGCCACCGGATTCGGGAGCAGGTTGCGGATGACCACCAACTGGCCTCCTTCCTGTGGATCAGCCTCCCGCGCTACACAGCACGTGCCGGAGCGAAGCTTGAGTTGTACCGCGGCGAGAATGTGGACCGGTTGCGGCTCGGCCAGCTTGGCTTCGCGTGGACGCCCGACAGGAAGACAGCGGTGATGTTCGCCAGCGGCCTGAATGCCTGTCGCAGTGGAGGCGTACTGCTGCGCGCGTCGGTCGGCGCGGAAGTAATCGCTGGTCCTGGCGCGCATAGCCAGTACTTGGGGGAAAACCAATACACCGTGGATCCAACGGCCGGGTTTCCCGTGGAGCGCCTGGTGGAGTACCCGCCGATCTTCTGATTCGCGACGGGATGGCGTGCTTCGCCAAAAATCCTCTTGACCGTTGCCAACGAACTGGTACAGTTCTCGGCAAGGTGGGGAGAGTCCCATCCAAAACGGCTCGCCAATCGGCGGGCCGTTTGCATGTTCGCCCCGGTCGAAGCGCATGTTGCCACCAAGTGTCGACTTACATTGCCAACCATAGACTGTGGACGTACCAGCCCACTACCCAGAGTCCGCAGCCGAATCCCAATAGGACGGTTGGTATCAGGACGGTTATCCAGAGGGCGTGCATTCGCCGGTTGTATTTAGTCGCGGAGGTTTGGAACTTGGCCCGACCGGCCGGTGTCGGGTCGGCAGCCAATTCTTGGGCCATTCGCTGAAGAGCGATTCCCCGACTAACGGAGGAATAGACCTCCCAGCCGATGTATAAGACCAGTGAGAGTAGGAAAAGCGTACCAATTACCGAGTGATGGGGCTGGGGGATCACCTGAGCGGATTTGCCCCAAAACGTGAGGAACCCAGCGTAACCGGCAGCGATGATGAGCTTGGCGTACGTTTCATTCGCGTTCTTCTCTTTGTCCAGGACCTTTTGAATTGATTCCGCCTGCTTTTCCTCATCGGCGGAGCGCTGGTGGCTGAGCGCCTTGTTTAGTCCCTTCTCCACTTCGCCAAGCCTCTTCTGCACTTGCTGCTCCTTGTAGCGAGCTTCGGTAGTTTGGTCCATTGCAACCCCCAACTCGGATAGACGGGCCAATTATGCCTTTGGCCCAGAGTTCAACAAGTAAGAATGAGACCCGAAGAATGGCGCAGATCACTCCCCAACAGGCTGGCGGCGTGAACGTCGTTGCCTTCCTCGATATGTTGGCGTGGTCCGAAGGGACCGACGACGACCAGCAGCCGACCAAGGATCGCGGCTATGACGTGATTGTCGGGGGCAAGCTGTTCACTGGCTACGCCGACCATCCGCGCGTGCTGGTGAACCTGCCGAAGCTGGGGATCCAGTCCACTGCCGCCGGCCGCTACCAGTTGCTTCGCCGCTACTACGACGCGTACCGCAAAAGCCTTGGCCTGGCGGACTTCTCGCCGCTGAGCCAGGACCTCATTGCCTTGCAGCAGATCCGGGAGCGGCGCGCGCTGCCCCTGATCCAGGCGGGGAAGATCGTTGAGGCAATCAAGCTGGTGCGAAACATCTGGGCAAGTTTGCCCGGGGCTGGATACGGCCAGCACGAGCGGAAGCAGGCGGACCTTCTGGCGGTACACCGTCGGGCCGGCGGGACGATCGCACCATGACCGAGCCGGTTAGCACCCTCAAAGCCATCGTCGGCACGTTCACTGCCGCAGTAGTGGCTCCCGCCACCGCCGACGCCCTCCGCCAAGCCGAACGGATCATCCTCGGCGTTCCGCAGTCCACGCTTCTGGTCGCTATTGCAGGCGCCCTGATCGGGGTCCTTCTGCTTCCGGACAAGGACACGGATCGGGTTTCAGCCGATTCGACACGCAGCCGCGGCCGTCGTTGGTTTCAGACAGTGGCGCGTCTGCTGGCGCTGGGCGTTGCGGTGATCGCCTACGCGATTGTGGCCGCGTGGCTAATTGCAGTCGCTGCCACTTGGTTCCCGTCGCTGGCAGGCGCACCGCAGCTTCCCCTGGCCGGCCTGTCCGGCGTGGTCATCCGTCGGCTGCTGCCGGGCTACCTCAAGGTGGTCGAGCGCGTTACCGGCAACTTAGGAGGCGAGAAGCCATGAGCGAACTGATTCGATTGGCGACCGGCCTGTGGGGTCTGATCGTTGGCGCAATCGCCGACGCGGTGGCCTGGCTGCGCAAGCCGGGCAGCAAGATCAAACTGGTGTGTGCGGTCCTGGCATTCGGCTTCATGGTCGCCGGCCTTTCCGCATACGAGAAAGAGCAGCGCATCCGTGATTTGAGCGCGCAGGTCGTCAAGGTCCAGGCCGATTGGGATGCAGATGCATCGAGGCTGCAGGCTGACGTGGACGACCGCGACCAGCGCCTGGCAGACGTAGCGGCCGCGCTGCGAGCCGAGGCCGAAAAGCTGGAAGCCTTGAAAGCAGAGAGCGCTGCGGCACTTAACGGTCTGGCCAGCAAAATTGAAGCGGCCGAGCAGGATGCCGCGACGTGGAGGGCGCAGTACGAGCGCCGCCCCGATACATGCAAGGCAGCTTTGGAGCTGCTCGATTCCGCCTGTCCGGCGCTGAAAGGGTACTGACATGCGAATGTTGATTATCGCGGCGGTGTTGGGGCTAGCAGCATGTGGCACCGCCCCCGACAAGAAGAACTCGCCAGCGCCTGTTGTCATGCAGGTGCCGGTGGCCACCTATGTACCCATCGATGCCGCGCTGACCAAGCGTTGCAGCTGGGTCAGAGCCGGCAAGCCCTCGGAAGTGTTCGACGTAAGTAACGGGCGGAAGCGCTGCTTGCTGCAGTACGAGGCACAGCTCGACGGGATCGGGCAGGTGCAAGGCAAGCCCGCTGCGGACGTGAAGCCTTGAGCCCTGGTAAGCGGATGCTCGCCCTCGGGCGCCTCAAGGCCGGCCAGCTCAACAAGACCGAGGCCGCCTACGCACAAAGGCTGCGTGCGCTGCAAGCGGATGGACAGATCATGTGGCACCGGTTCGAAGGCCTGAAGCTGCGGCTGGCGGACAACACGTTCTTTACCCCTGACTTCGCTGTCATGGCTGCCGACGGCGTCATGGAATGCCACGAGGTAAAGGGGCATTGGCAGGACGATGCGAGAGCCAAGATCAAGATAGCCGCTGCCATGTACCCGTTCCGCTTCATCGCCGTGAAGGTCAGGGCCAAGCGTGATGGTGGTGGGTGGTTGGTGGAGGAGTTCTGATGGACGAGCGCATAGATCGCCTTCTCAGCCTAGCCGAAACGCAGCACGCCACCATCGTGGAGCTGGGCCAGCAGATCACCCGGCAGGCAGAGCAGATCGGTTTGCTGGTGCAGTCCGTCGCATTGCTGCTGGGTGAAGAGCTGGGTGCGCCTGTGCCAGAGGATGGACAGGAGGCCGAGGCAGGGCGCACGGACCTGGACGGGAATCCCTACTGATGGCCGGCACCGCATCGAAGTATCGGCCGCGAACGCGTCAGGCCGGTGGCTGTGCCTTCGCCCACCTCTACGGGACTGCGCGCTGGCAGCGCACGCGCAAGGCGCAGCTGGACCGTGAGCCGCTGTGCAGCAAGTGCAGTGCCCGAGGGCACGCGACCGTAGCCACGGTGTGCAACCACACCAACGGTCACCCTGCCGGCGAGACGGAGGAGATGTTCTGGAACGGACCCTTCGACAGCCAGTGCCCCAACTGCCACAACACCGACCAAGCGCGCCTTGAGCGGGGAGCGGTGCAGATCCGAGGATGCGACGCGAACGGATGGCCGGTGGGGACGTGAGCGTTCCACGGCACCTCGTTTCACGGCGCAGGGTAGGGGGGGGGGAATTTATGGGCCTCTGCCGGACCTAGACCGTCCGTCCCCCTTTCATTTCGTATCCACAATTCACGGGACGACCCGGCGAGGGTGGCCCATCACGTCGAAAACGCGCTGTTTTCTAGAGGATTTTCATGGCTCGGCCTCGATTGCCCGTGGCAAAAGCGGCGACCGGCGGTGCGGCCATCAAGAACCCGGGTCGTCACGCTGGCAGGAAGAAGCCCAAGGGCACTCGCACGCTGGGGGAACCGTACAAAACCATGACTCCGCCGCAGAAGGAGGCGTGGGCCGAGTTCGAGCAGGAGATGCCGTGGCTCAACGCCTCGCACCGCGTGCTGCTGAGGCTCGCCTGCTTCTG